CGCCAGTTTGCCCGGTGATGAGGCCGGTGGCATTCTTGATGGCGGAGTTCATAAGGATGGGAAATCTATCGATTTTTGTCGAAACATCCTCCACCGCAGCTTCAGTCTTAGCCACATCGAGGAGTAGGTTTGCCTTTGCAGATCCCAGCGGAATGGACACATATTTTTCCGCCAGGGTGTCATACACAGTGGTAATGACTTTTGCCTTTGTGGAGATCCCCAGCAGGCTATGTCTGACCATCAGAGTATCGCAGAGAGATACACGCTCAAGGACGGCGGCATACTCCGGGTTCTTCCACAAAGGCTCGAAAGCAATGGTCAAGGTAGGCGCTGCCGATCCCAGCGGATTGTTCAGCAGATAGTTCTTCGCCTTTGCCCGCAGTGCATCGACGGTGATGGCTTCTTCCTGCCCAAAAGAATCAGTGAAGTCCTTGATGAGCGTCCGCTTCTGTACCAGCGTGGTGTCAGAAATGGGTAGCAATACCTCCGGGAGCGTGATGACTAGCTCCGCGCCTTCCTCATTGGTCTGCACCGCATAAGGCAGCAGATCCGTATAAACGCCGGAATTATCATCGTCCTGCTCCATACTGGTTAGGTTTTTGCCATATTCAATCACCACGCCGGTGTGCTGACCGCGCCCCTGGTGGTGGATAACACGAAAGTTATCCCATTCGTACTCTCCACCCCAAAGGTCAAGAAAAGAACCGGCTGCACCACCCAGGCAAGCCCGGACGCTTTGAGGACGAGCGACCGAGAAAGCCTTGGGGGTGGAGTAGTCGGTTTGGCAGGTGAAATTATGGGTAGTGGCTGTGTCCTGAAACACTTTCTGCATTGCAAGTGCCGGGGAGATCGACTCACTGGCCCACTGCAACGCAGCCACGTTAGAAAGGTCATAGGACAGATGCTGGGCATAAATGGTGACCACACCGTCAATGGGCGTTGTCATTCTGTATATCCGGAACATCTGATCCTTTGCGGTATCGTTGGGTTTGGCTTTAACCAGTCGCTCTGTCCGCAGCTGATTATAAAGCCGCCCGGAGGTGGGATACTTGAGAATGCACTCAAATGCACCATTGCGTTCCTCCGTAACCTCACAGGAAATGCATTCTGCCAGCACACCGATACCATATGTGTTGAAATTGGTCGCATCAGCACGAAAGAGAACTGGGATCATAGAGTCATCCACCTCGGTTCTATTTCGATTTTGGTGATACCTCCTGTGAAGGTAATGGTCGTATCGCCCGGATATAGCACAGGAAAACCGAAGCCGACCACCTGGTCGTTCTTCGGCTCGGTGCCCTTAAAGAAGTTCATTTGTGCCGAGTCGATTTCCAGGTAGTCGTCGATAGACTCAAAAGTCCAAGTCTCATTGCGGGACGCAGACTGGAGGGTGAGTGAACCGCTGCCATTGCCGTAGACCTTGATATAAGGCTTGCTGGCAAAGGGATAGGGGTTGGATACAGTATCGCCTGTAGCGTACTCCGTCTGCGTCCCACCGTCCTCACTGTACTGAAAAGGCAGACAGGAGAAACTGATGGTAAAGACACCGATCTTGTTCAGTTCATCTTCGATATCCAGTTCCCCGGCAAATACACCCTTTCGGGTGAAGCCGGGGTTGTAGGTATCCGAAAGCTGGTGATAACGATCCAAGTCGGTGTACAGCCACGCCTTGACGGCATTGAGCTTCGCTGATAGCTCAGAGATGCTCTTTGCCGCTATAAATACAGAATAGGTCACCTGCACGTTGGGGAAACGACCACCGGTGCGAATGAGGTCGCCGTCTCTGCCGGGGATTTCCTCCAGCCCTAGGTCGTATTTAGGACCGGAGAACACCTCCTTTTCCTGGATACGAATGCCAAGATCCCAGGAGCGTATGCCTTTATATTCAAAATAATTCACGCAAATACCACTCCTTTTCTCTTAGCAAATTGTCCGGCAGTGACCATAATCTCATTGGTCAGCTGGTGGATGTCGTCGGTGGTGTAGTTATTGAAGGTGGCGATGTTCAGCACCAGCTGGAAGCCTCCAGTCTTGGCGGTGTCGCCCAAACCTCCGGTAACTGTGCTGTGGACATTGCCGTCCACATTGAAGTCGGTGGGCAACGCAGTTTCCATATCCTCTGCCAAACCGTGCATAACATCGGTAATATCTGCACTCATGCCTTCTGCTGCTTTCACAGCATCCTTGCCGTTATCCTTGATGGAACCGGCGAGGCCGTCCACCAGCATTTCGCCAATCCAGCCCATCTCCTTGGAAGGCGATGCGATACCGAAGAAGTCGCAAATGCCGTCCCAAATGCTGGAGATCCAGCCGGACACCTTGTCCCACAGCCAGGAGGCAAGGGACTGAATGCCCTGCCACAAGCCTTTGACCAGGTTAACGCCGACTTCTGCCATCTGCGATACACCCTTGCCCAGCGCTTCTACAATGCCCACAATGATTTGAGGTATTGCTTTCACAATCTCGATAATGATGGTGGGTAGATTCGTGATTAGCGAGGTTAGCAGCTGTATGCCTGCTTGGATGATGAGAGGAATATTATTCAAAACAGCATTGATAATGCCGGTAATAATGTCGGGGATCGCACCCACAATGGTTGTAATAATCTGCGGTAGCGCCTGGATGAGCGAAATTAGCAGATCGATACCAGCTTGGATAATTTGGGGAATTGCCCCAAGCACAGCGGAAATAATACCCTCGATAATTTGGGGGATTGCCTCTACAATGGCGGTGATGATTTCCGGCAAAGCCGCCACCAAAGAGGTTATCAGCTGTATGCCGGTCTCAATGATCTGTGGGATGGCGTCCAACAAAAAGTTGATGATGCCCATGATAATTTCTGGTAGTGCCGCGATCAGCACCGGCAGGGCATCTAGGACACCTTGTGCCAGTCCTGTGATCAGCTGCAAAGCCGCATCCAAGATCATCGGCAGATTTTCGATGAGGGTCTGCACGATCTGAACGACTACCTGGACAATTGTTGGGATCAGTGTGGGTAGAGCATTCGCTATGCCAGTAGCCAAAGTGACTACGGCTTGCAAGGCGGCATTCAGCAGCATTGGCAGATTGGCAAGAATACCATTGACCAATGCCAACACCAGTTGCAACGCGCCCTCTGCAATCTGCGGTAACGCCTCTATCAGCCCCGTTAGCAGCGTAAAAATTATCTGCGATGCGGTGTCGATGATGGTGGGCAGATTCTCCACGATTGCTGTAGCCAAAGATCCTACAATTTCCCCGGCAATCTCCATCAGCTCCGGCAAAAAGTCCATAAACATATCCAGGACCTTCGGGAGCAGTTCGCCGATGACCTCGCTCATCTTGCTGATGTCGCCATTGGCATCTAGGATACCGTTGGTAAACTCACCTAGCAGGGCGTTGCCTTCGGTGGCAAGGTCGGTCAGAACTGGAAGAAGAACGGTGCCAAGAGCGTTCTTGGCTGCAGTAGCACCGACATTCAAATACTGGAGCTGGTCGTCCAAAGCACCGTAGGCACTTAGCATCTCATCGCTGACCACATATCCGGCAGCGTGAGCTTGCTGACCCAGTTCCGTCATTCGCTCTGCACCGGCCTCAATCAATGGGTTCAGTTCCTGTGCGGATTTGCCGAGGATCTGCATTGCCAGGGCATTGCGCTCGGTTTCATTCTCCACCTTGCCCAGGGCATCGATAACCTCCCAGTACACGGTATCCGAGTCACGGAGGGAACCATCGGTATTGGTGACCTGCACGCCCAGCTTTTCATAAGCCTCCACGGAAAGCTTTGTGCCGTCTTGCACCGCTTTCATAGACTTAATCTGCTTGGCCATAGATTTGGTCAGTGTATCTGTGGACACATCAACCAGCTCTGCTGCGTACATGTACTCCTGCAGTTTATCCGTTGCAATGCCGGTGACGGTGGACTCCGTAAGAACGGTGTCAGCATAGGCAGCACCAGCCGTGGTCATTTCCACAAGTGCTTTTGCACCGGCAATCGCGGCAGCGGAAACAGCAGCGAAAGCAGCCGCCATTGCTGCCGCCGTCGCCTTGCATACAGAGCCTAGACCTTCAAAGCTGCTTTTTGCCTCGTCGGACTCGTCGGCGGCATCTTCCACATCATCAGCCATTTCATCGGCGCTGTCGCCAGCGTCGTCCATGCCTTTTTCAGCACGATCCAAAGCGGCGGTATTATCGTCCAACTCCTTCTGCATACTGATGAGGGCAGCTTCTGCATTGTTCAGTTGGATCTGCCAAGCCTGCGTGCGTCGGTCATTCTCACCGAAGGACTCCTGTGCATTGGCAAGGGCGGCGCGGAGGGTTTCAATCTTGCTCTTTTGCGCATCGATCTCCTTCGTCAAAGCTCCCTGCCGAGCAGTCAGAGCTTCTACGGAGTTATCGTTTTTATCAAACTGGGCGGTGACTAGCTTCATCTCACTGCCGAGGACTTTGAACTGCTGGTTGATCTCGGCTATGGATTTCTTGAACTCTTTTTCACCTTCGAGTCCAATTTTCAGGCCAAAAGGATCTGACATGTCACCACCTCCTTATATGCCTGCCGGAATAATATCGTCGATAAAGACTTCTCGTTTGGGTTTAGCTACGCCGGAGTACTGCTTATGGCACTCCCATAGATCCAGCAGCAGACCGAAGGGGGTAAGCCACACTTCGTCCTGTCGCATACCCAAATGCGCCATACCGTAATAAAGCAGTCGGGTGAACAGTTCCTCGTCTGTTACCCGACCGCCACGTTTTTTGCGTCTTTCTCGCTCTCAATATTCCGTTTGGTGCCCTTGTACATTGCTTCCGTAATGGCTGCTTTGTAGGTTGCCAGGTCTGCCGGCACCGTCAGCAGTTCCACGACCTCTTCGGTCAGCAGATCCCTGGGCTGATCCTTGTGTTTGAGGTTGTGGATCAAAATAGCCTGGTTGGCAAGCAGTGTAATGAGCCATACGATTTCGCCGATAGCCATTTCAAAGTTCTCGGACTTCATCAGCGTATCGCCCAGATTCTCCAAGCCACCATAGCGACCGGCAATCTCCTTGGTAGCCCTTGTGGTCAGCAGCAGAGTATATTCCTCTTCGCCGATCACGATAGTAGCACTACGTTCCTTTTCCATATTGCGCCTCCTTATTCAGTCGTGGTAGTGGTAGCATAGGAAGGCTCGTACACTTCCTTGTACCAGTTGGTGATGGTAGCAGCGGAAACGGTGGTATCGCCCTCCGTGGCCTCTGCCTTCCAGGGGTGCTGATTGCGTCCGTCGGGCTTGTTCCGGCGAAGGATCGTACCCTCAATGGTGGGGGTACTGAAGGTGATACCGTCGCCCTTGGTGGCAAGGTTTGTAGCAGGGATACCGAAGATCACCCGGTACAACCAGAAATACTTGTATTTGCCGTTTGCCTTCTTCGCCCGGAAACCGACAGCGACAGGACTGCCGCCGTCCTCACTGGTGGAGATCACAACGCCGTTCTTATCGATGGTCGCTCCGGTAAGGTCGGAAGCAACAGAAGCGCCGATATCGTCAATACCCAGCGACAGTGTTCCGGACTTGAACTCCTTGACGATCTCCGCAGCACCATCGTCGGCATACAGTGTTGCCTCTGCCAGTTCCACAGACAGATCTGCGGTCATAGCCTTTGCCAACTGTTCCGGGGTGCCGTAGGTTTCGTTGCCGTCAGCATCTTCGGTGATTTTGGCATAAAACAGCTTATCAAGACCGATAGTTGCCATGATGTTTATTCCTCCAATTCATAGTATTTGGCCACATCAATGGTGTAATGATGATAGCCAGTGTCGTTTTCGTGACCGTTATATCTGCGGTCAGTTATGGTAATGTCCGCACCCAAAAGAGCGCGGACAAGTGCGTTTTTGATTTTGGTGTAGCTGCCCTGAACATACAGGGAGATCCGCACCTCTTGGACTTCGCCGCTGGGAAGGTTATCTGCGTGCAGCTGAAACAGGTCGATCAGCGGAGTCAGCACCAAATACTGAGAAGGTGCCGTTCCGGTAAATACGCCTGTTTCTACAGCAATGCCTTTTTCTTCAGCGATGCTTTTCAGTTCGGCAAGTAAGCTCATAGCTTGGCTACCTCCTCTTCAAAAGTCTGCTTCATAACCCGGATGCATTCGCTCTTTGTTGCCTTCTTTGCCGGGGCTAGGAAGGGTTTTGCTGGCTGGCCGTGCTTGCCGTATTCCAGTATGTTGGCAATTTTGGCATTGCTGCCACCATCGGATCTCGGCTCGGCAAAACCGATTTTGATATCGTAATTGCCATTCTTATCCGGCTTTACCGGGGTAAGACCAAGCGATCCCTCCAGCTCACCGGTGGAACGAGAGTCAATTTTGGTGTCCTTGCCCACAACGCCAGCAAGATTGCTTTTCACTTTGGCAAGGACAACCTCACCACCTGCCTCCAGCACCCTCTCGGCGATTGCATCGGTGGAGCTGCCCAGCTTGGAGAGCTTCAGCAGAAACTCCTCCGGCATTTTCATATCAACCTTTGCCACTGGGCTTCACCTCTCTAGCAAGCGCCTCCACATACATACCTCGGCTTTTGACGTCCTCCACCGAGGTGATCTCAAACCGGTCATTATCACTGACGATCACCATCGCCGTTGTGATGGTGATACCGGGGATGCTCCGGAAGCGGAAGAGTGTGGTCGCATCAGTAAAAGCAGCGCGGTTTGCCCACTTCTCACTACCGTGGCGACCTTCTCTATATGCACGGACGGAGGCAATGACTTCCTCCTCCTGTACTTTGAATCCTTCCTCGTCGGTGCGCACTTGCTTTTCGATAATGTCAATAAAGCCATTCATCTTTCCAAAAGACATAGGCTACACCTTCCATTCTCGATCCAGTCGGAGCAGCAGATTGACTGTGTTCCAAACCTGCTGTCCGGCTTGGACATTATCAGAGAAAAAGCCGCCAGTGCTACCATCCCGGCTTTCGTAAAAGTGGGACGAGAGCATAATGACGGCCTGCTCAGTTGTAGGGGGCATAGGATTCTGCTGATAGAAGCCTGCCGGGATATGCTGATAGCTTTCCGCGTAGGCAACGGCGGCGGTGATGTAGCTCTTCAGCAACGGATCGTCAGCCTCGTGTTCCAGTATTAAGTTTTGCTTGACCTTGCTC